CCATTTCTAAATAGTCATCAAATCTTAGTCTTGTTTCAGACTCAGACTTTAGATACCATAAGTATCCTGATGTACCATCTTCTGTAGCAACTTCTACCCAACCGATTTGAGCCATATCAGAACCATTAATTTGGAATGAATCTTTTATGATAATCGGGTTGTTTGCAAATTGAGTAAATGAAGGTTGAATAGACTTGTAAGACCCAGCACCTAAGCCGTTATCTACAGGTCCAGCAGATCCTTTTGCAAAGATAGAACCGTATACAAACATTTTAAGGTTTGCAGCGGCAACTCCTAAAGCATCCCAGTTATTAGCTTGGAAAGGGTAACATGTTACCGTTTGACCAATACCACCTGGTAAACTAGTTACAACAACACCCTTGATAGTAACTCCAGTAGCTGGGTTCATTACCACGATAGTGTCGTTTGGAAAAATAGCATTTGTAACACCACCACCTAATGCAAAAGCAAAAGTAGCAGCACCAGCACCACCTTGTACAACATTGCTGTAAGAGACGTGCAGTCTATTTTGTTCAGACCAAATTACTTGATCAGATGTCATTGGCATTTCAGCGCCAACCATACGTAAAAAACCATTTAAAGTTCTGTTTCCGTATCTTTCTACCTCAGCTTCATAAACTTCAGGTAGGTATTGCTGAGCAAAATCGTTAGCTCCAGCATTAAATGCTAGATAATTGTTTTGCAAAGCTAATTGTTGTTGAGAAGGTATTATACTTCCAAACACAGGAGTCATTTGTCCCATAATAATTAATTTTTGTTTTTAGTTAAATTTTCTTGTTTTTATCTTCAGTTTAGAAGAATCAAGACCACTGATAGATTTAACTTTTAATCCTCCAACAAATACATCTCCGGTAGGCGAAGGCCTAACTTCATCTGATATGTTTTTAGATTGAGACACAATATCTTTAGTAGCATCGGATTTACCTTGCTCATAAAAATGTTGTGCTATTTTGTCAACGTTTTCAGCGGCATACATAGCTTTATGATAACCTTTAACATCTTTTACATTACCTTTATCATCTAAGAACTTCTTAATTGTGTTTGTAATATTTGATTGTTTAGTTGCAACTTCACTAGGATTTTTAACCCCATATCTAAATTTCTTTTCACCAACCTTGATGTCAAAACCTTTGAAATCATTAGCGAAATAATCTTTAGTAGTAGATTTAAATACTTCGTGTTGTTGTTGAGCTGTGTTTTGCTCTTCATTATAGCGGTTAAAAAAGTCCATAGCTTTTTGTTGATCTTGTGTAGTACCAGGTCTCAACTTGATTTCCTCGTAATATTTACTTTTTAGACCTTCCAAATGACCTTTGGCTTTTGCAACCTCTTCTTTATACGCAAGTTTCTTTTTACGAATCTCACGCTCTTCATCAACCTCTTCATCAAATGAAAAATTATCTTCAATCATAAAGTTAATTTCACTTGAATCTAAGTGTGACTTAGCTTGTTTATAATACTCTCTTAAAAGAGTATCGTTATCTACATTAGAATAATCTGCATTTAATCTTACATAATCTTCTAATGTGCCACCAGTTTCTTTCATAAAGTTTACAACTTTTTCAATGTTGTCTGGCAGCTTAGCTACTTCTCTTACTTCTTCAGGAGTAGGATCAATAACTTTTTGTTCTATTTTTTCACCTATTTCTTGTATTTCTTCTTCTATTACTTCTTCAACAGGTTTACTTTCTTCTTCTTTAATTTCAGAAACCGGGCTGGGCTCTGGTACTCGTTTGTCCACTTCAGGGCTATCTCCGGTTTGTTCGCCCACAACCACTTTCTCTGTTTCTCCGACTGGAATGGCATCTTTTTCTGTTTTAGGTTTTGATAAATCTACTTTTATAGGTTCATCATTTTTAATTAATTGTTTTGGCTTTTTAAGTTTTACCTTAAACGTGCCTTCTTCTTTTACTTGTTCTGACATAATATAATATAATAAAAATTAATAAAATTGTTTATTGACCAAATTGGTCTAATCCAAATCCACCTAAATTATCATTTCCAGCGGATTCAAAATCTGTAGGTAATAAATCATTTTTTCTTTGATCTATCATCTGAGACTGTTGTGTTGCTTGTATTTTAGTTCTTTTATCTTTACGATCTTCAATTTCAGCTTCTTTTTTTTGAGCAGCTTGCATATTCATTTGAGCAAGTTGTAAACTATATTGAAACTCTTCAGCCATTAATTGTCTTTTTATTTCAGCTTCTGTTTGCATTCTCTGTATTTCAAACTGAGATTTTGCTTGCTCTAACTGAACTTTAGACTGAGTCATTGCTTCATTTTTTTGAACTTCATTCATAGCCGCTGCTTCAGAAGCTTGTTGATTAGCTTGTGATTGAGCTTGAATTTGTTGTTGTTGAGCTTGTTGATCTTGTTCTTGCTTTTGTTTTCTTCTAAATTTTAATACTTGATTTGCTAATGCAGTGTTTTTAATATTTCTAATATCAATTGCATCTTCTAAATATATTTGATTTTGTTGTAAAGCCATTTGTATGTTTTGCTCTATCATAGCTTTTTCTTCTTCTTCAGGCTCTAATTCTAAAAATATACCAAAATCATAAAGATGCAAAGTATCTATTTCTTCAAGTGTTTTAGTATTAAAAATACCAATACTAGATTTTAAAGCATTTTTTGTTAAACCAAAATCAATCATATCAGCTATTCTTAAAGATATATTTTCACAAGCTCTTACTGTTAAATATAAGCTTGCATCTAAAATATGTCTTGTAGCAACGTTAGATGCGTTAGCAGCCATTTTTTGTAAACCAACTAAAGCATTAGGATCAGGTTGGCTACCATCTCTAGCTTCATTAAGCCCAGTAACATCTCTTATCATTTGCAAATAATACTGATAAGTATTAATTAACGATTGTATTTTACCATTAGAAGATGAAGTTTGTAATTCTTGTATAGGCACTTTACCTCTATTAGGATCACCGTCTTGTGTTAAGCTTCTACCAACTATACTACCAGTCTGGAAATACATGTTTAAAGCTTCTTGAGGATTATAATTAGTACCATTACCTAAATCAACTTCAGCTAAACCATCTACATCTACAAATACACCATCTGGAACCATACGTTGTATTACTTGTTGTAATTTTAACGATGTTAACTGTATCATATCAGCAAAACTAGTAATACGACTTACTAATGATTCTATACGTCCTTGATATAAATTTGGTGCACATATAGCATAATTCATATTGACTTTAGTTAAATCACTTTTAGGTCTAGTCATATTTTCTGCTAGTTTCCAATCAAGCATTTGTGGCACACCCATTACTTTAGCACCGCTAAATAAAACTTCTATACTTCTTGAAACTCTATCAAAGTTATCGCTTTCAGGTGGATTAAAAGTATCTGGTTTTTGTAATGTTTTTTCTAAACCATTATCTGTTTTTTTAATTTTAAAAACCTGGTCTATAAATGTTTTATATTCAAAAAATAATATTTGTACTAAATCATTATCATAATTGGGATTAGCTATATAACCATCACGACCTGGATACCTAACCATCATTTCCATTTCTTTATCAGTTATATTAGGAAATTGTTTTTTAATTTCAGCTAAAGTCATAGATTTTATTTCACCTACATAATAAACATCTTCAAAATTAGGATCATTAGTATATGAATAAACTAAATTTGCCGGATCCACGTAGTCAACAACAACTCCATTTGATTTATTAAATGTTGTTTTTAATGCTCCAATACCTATAGTTACAATGTCTTCATTAACTCTTTTGTTTATAAGATTATATTTATTAAAACTTAATACAGTATTAATTACTTCTTCTTCAGCAATTTCAACACTTTGTTTATAGTCTAATTGTAAATGAACTTCAAGCTCTTCTTTAGAACCAGGAAGAGATGAGGGGTCAGATGTATTAAAAACATTAACACCAATACTTGCTTCTAACTGTTCTAACTCTTCTCTAGTGCCCATATCTCTCATTATACCTTGAGCATAATCAGTACGTTGTTTTAAAGAAAAAGGATCTTGAGCTACAGCTTTTATTTCGTAATTTTTAGCAGAAATACCGTTTACTACTATATCTACAAATTTAGGTATAATAGGTACTGGCTTCCAGTCTAAATTTAAATAAGATAAATCACCATTAATAGATAATTCATCTTTATATTTTTGAACAGATTGTTCACCTCTTGCATATAATCTTAAATTGTGAAAATTTTGAAACCCTGTATTCCATCTACTACCATTTACTCTACCACCTCTAAACCATTCATATTCAATAGCCTGTCCAACTAATAATCCATATTCTAACGTTTTCTTTTCCTCTTCAGATACCATCTGACTTGGAAACGCACTATTAATACCAGTGTTTAATTTCATCTATTAATTATTTTTGATTCATTACCTCTATTGTCATATTTTGAAAAATTCAAATTGACTGGTTGTTTTATTATTTCGGCAACGGGTCTATATTTGTTTTTGTTACAAGCCATTATAGCTAAGCCGGAACTTATTGATGCATCATGTTTAGTTCTATTATTTATATCAAATGCAGCCCAGTCTTCTAGCGTACGCTGAAAATACATTGTTCCATATTGCTCGTTGTTATATCCAATAAACATTTCTATATAAGCTTCAATAGCAGCGGCATGTGCTTGTTTTATGTCTTCAGATGAATTAGGTATGCCACCTATTTCTTTTTCAGTAACAGATAATTTATGCATTGTTTTATCTGGACGATTCATAGAATAACCTCTATAACCTCTACGTTTAAAATGATATAATAATCTTGGTTTATTATTTTCTGCAAGTATTGGCATTCCATAAAAAACACAAGCCATAAGAACATCTTCAAAAAATATTTCAGCTGTTTGTGGTCTAGATATATATTCTAAAAACATTAAATTAGCAGGAGCATTTTCCATGCTAAATTTAGTTAAACCATGAAGCGATCCTTTAGAACCTCTGCCATCTACTGTTCCTGATATATCGTAACTATCACAACCAAAAGCACCCATATGCTCATTGCCAGGAAATTTTTTACCATTTTTAATTATAATTCTGTTTTGATGATTTACATTAGGCACCCAAGCAATTAAAAATCTTCCTTGTTTACTAGGAACAAACATAACGCTTGTATCTTTAATTCCATCTTCCCATTGAAAATTACCTTGAGTAACCACGTTTGAATGCTTTAAATCTTCGTTATAATCTATTTGTTCGTAAATCTTGGTTAGATTAAATAAAGATTGTTTTGTTTCATCTCTGAACGCATGTTTTTCTGTACGAGGAAATTGTCTATATAATTCATTAAGTGCATCAGGATCATTCTTAAGGCCATCTACTTCGTTCTCCCAGTGTTCAATGACGCCAATTTCAATCTTTTGGCCATCGATGCCATCAACTTCGGATT